GGCATTGAAAAAGCCGGGCGTGCCGTTGGAGACAATGAACGGGGCAGAGAAGGCATCAGGACATACACGCGACGGCAACTTCGCGTTCTACAATCACCGAACAGAAATGTGGTGGAGAATGCGGGAAGCACTCGACCCGGACTACGGTCTCGAGGTCGCGCTACCACCGGATCCGAAACTACAGGCTGACCTGACGGCGCCCACCTATTCGGTGCGCCCAGGTCAGCCTCCCAAGATTTACGTCGAAGGCAAGCAGGACATCATGAAGCGTCTCGGCCGGTCACCGGACCGCGGCGATGCTGTCGTCTATGCGTGGAACGGTGGCGATCTCGATGCGGGTGCCAAGGTGAGGAGCCGTGGCCGGAACAGGAGTTCTACACCGGCACCTGAGATGACCTACGACGAGCTCCGATATGGCTGACGGCCCGGCCTCCTGGACGCGCGCCGCGACCCGTGACGACCTTGCGGTGATGCTGCTGGGTGCCCGAGAGGCGAACGCCGAGAGTACGTGGAACCTGACCTGGAACGATGACTACGCGGAGCGTTATCTGAACGCCCTGATCGAAAGCCCGACGACGGATGCGATTGTAGTCGAGATCGAGGGAGCGCTGCAGCCGGTGATCGCCGGTGCTGCGTTCGTTGCAGCGTCATACGAGTTCCATGACGAGCCGCTTTGTTACGTCTGCAAGTTTTGGATCCTGCCGGCGTACCGCCGCGGCGATCTGTCTACCAAGCTGACCCAGGCAACGATTGACTGGGCTTACGATCGTGGGTGTTCCCACGTTTTCACAACCGCGACCGCCGGCCTCGATCGCTTACAGCAATCGTTGTTCGTGCGGCTCATGAAACGCAACGGGTTCGAGGATGTCGGACCGGTAATGCAACTTTCTATGGAGGACTAATCACATGGGTAAATTCTCACCGAGCCCGCCACCAGCGCCGGCACCACCACCGGTTCCGACGATGGAAGACCCGGCGGTCGAGCAGCGTAAGAAAGACGTCGCGAAGGGTCTGCGTCGCCGCAGGGGCCTGGGCGGCACCGTCAACACGGGTGGTGCCGGAGCTGAAGGCACCGCGGACACCCGGCGATCAACGCTGTTGGGTGAATGATGTGGGTAAATTTGACGCGCTGTTTCAGATGGAGCGTGGACCGCTTGCTGGCAGCGGGCAGGGCGACCCTGTCGCTGACGCGATGCGTGATCTGCAGACTGCTCCGCGGCGTGGAGATCAACAGCCGCCGGCTGAGGAAGAGAATAGACGGCGGGCTCGACCGCTGAGGCGACGCCAGACAATGGTCTCTCGCTAGATGGATAAGCGCACGAAGCAAGTCCTGACGCGCTTCCAGAGCGCAAAGGGTGCCCGCTCTCAGCTAAACGAGGTGTTCGAAGAGATCGCCGAGGTGCTGTCACCGGAACGTGTCGGCTTTACGACGTCCAACATTGGCAACGCTCGATCGGCCAAGATCTATGACACCGCGCCTTTGGTTGCCAAGCGCGCCCTGGTCAATGCGATCAGCGGCATGCTGCGGCCCAAATCCACAAAGGGCGGCAAGTGGTTCGATATCGTGCCCGAGGACGAAGACCTGTTGAAGGACCCCGAGGTCAAAGCCTGGGTGGAGGCGGCCGAGGATACGCTTTGGAAGCACATGTACAACCCGGACAGCCGGTTCATCTCTGCGCTCGGCGAGATCGATGACGACCTGGTGACGTTCGGGACCGGGTTCGGTTTCGTATCGATACGCCCCGACATGCGGGGGCTCTACTACAAGGCGTTTCATCCAAAGCAGTGCTACCTCGAGGTCGACGGGCTGAACGAGATCAGTGGTGTTTACATCCGCGAGATGCTGACGCCCAGCCAGGCGGCCGAGATGTTCGGTGTCGATAACCTGGGTGCAAAGACCAAAGAACGACTTCGTGACGGATCGAAGCACAAACGGGAAGAGAAATCAGAGTTCGTGTGGTGGGTATCCCGCCGACACGACTTCGATCCGGCAAGCAAATCTAACTTGGATATGCCGTACATCTCCCTCGTGATCGATGTCGATAGTGAGCACGAGGTCGAGGAAACCGGCTATATGGACCTGCCGTTCGTCATCCCGCGCTGGTCGACGATGAGCCGCGACAATAACGGCTACGGGCGCGGACCAGGGCTGATGGCGCTGCCTGATGTGCTCACCCTCAACCAGATGGGCAAGACGATGCTGCGGGCTCTGCACCGCGCTGTAGACCCGCCCTGGCTGCTCCCATCGGACAGCATGGTCAATGCACCGCAGCTCCGCCCAGGTGGCGTGTCGTACTACGATGCCAAGGCCATCCGTAACCTCGGGATGTCGAAGCCGTTCCAGCAGATGGATAGCACGGCCAACATACCCTGGGGCCTCGATGCACAGGCCAAGGCACGTGAAGGCATCATGGCAGTTTTCTTCAAGAACATTCTGAACCTGCCCGTCGATGCACCACAGATGACGGCAACCGAGGTGTTGGAACGCCGTGAGAGCTTCGTTAGAGAAATCGGCAGTGTGTTCGGATCCCTCGAGAGTTCTTACACAAACCCGTTAGTGGAACGCTCTTTCAATATCCTACTTCGCAAGGGCGCGTTCGGCCCACCCGAAGCGATACCCGAAGCGTTACAGGGCTCCGAGGTACAGTTCAGGTTTGCGTCACCTGTCGAGAAGGCCAAGCGCCAGATCGAAGAGGCCGGCGTCGGGACAGCGATGGACCGGATCCTGCAGATCGGGCAGGTACGACCGGAGATCCTCGAGCGCTTCGACTTCGATGCGTACGGCAAGTTCATCGCGGACAGCAACGATTTCCCGCTCGAGCTGATGAAGACCGACGCTGACCTGCAGGCAGCTCAGGAACAGCAGGCTCAACAGCAGCAGCTACAGCAGCAGATGCAGATAGCCGAGCGCCTGGCGCCGGTCATGAAGCAGGCTGCCGAGGCTGATAAGGCGGGTGCTGATGCCGGTGCCGGTGCCGGCGGCGTAGCAAACGACAACATACCGCCGGAACTGCAGCAGATGCTGGCCGGTGGCTAACCTGAACCCGGACATCGAGGGCTTCCACAAGGCCCTCGTGACATCGGTCAACCTGGAGCGCTACGGGGCGGACGACGTCGCCCGTGACTTCCGCCAGGTATTCGGCGGCGACGACATTGTCGGCCGTCGTGTTCTGTTCATGATTTTGACGTGGTGCGGTGAGTACGACGTCTCCGAAGACGACGACCCGGAGAGCCGGGTCCCGCCGCTCGATCCCGCATTGCTTCAACGATGGGCGGGGAAACGCGAGATCGCAGCGAAACTGAAGGCGGCACTCTATGCCGACCTGACCACCTCGCCCGAATAACTAGGAAGTAACATGGCTGAAGAAACCGAAGGCGCTGTCTCCGAGGAGACGACGGCTACCCCCGAGGGATCTGCTAACACGAACCCCGAGGGCACAACCACCGACGCACCAGCACCAGGCTGGACGGAGGGCATTGAGGACGAGAAGGTTCTCGGGCTCGCCAACCGCTACACCACCCCGGCAAAGATGGCGTCAGCCCTCTATGAGGCGAACCGGGAGCTGTCGCAGCGCGTGAAGATGCCAGGCGAAGATGCAACCGACGAAGACCGTGCCAAGTTTGCGAAGGCAATGGGAGTCCCGGAAAGCGTGGACGATTATGCGATCGCGGCGCCGGAAGGCGTCGATGCCGAGACGTTCGAGGCCTACCAGGAGCCGATCAAGAATATCGTCGCAGAGATGCACCAGGCTGGCGCCAACCAGCAGGTGGTCAACGCGATGCTGCAGAAGTATTTCGAGTTCGAGACCGCGGCGCAGGCAGAGGTCGGCCGCGCGGACAAGCAATACCTCGAGCAGGCCGAGGCCGATCTCCGCAAGGAGTGGGGCGCGGGCTACGAAGAGAACATGGCGTTTGCGAATGACTTCCTCACATCGACGCCCGAGCTGGCGCAGATGGAACTGAAGGACGGCATGCTGCTGGGGTCACACCCGGCGTTCGTCAAACGCATGGCTGAAGTGGGACGTCTGACCAACGAGGGCCAGCTCCGGTTTGGTGTATCCGGCCAGGCAGGCGCTGCGGATATTCAGGCTGAATACGACCAGCTCAGCCGAGACATCCACACGGCCTACAACTCGGGCGATCGCAGCAAAGCCGCTGCGCTTGACGCGCAACGCAACGCGCTATCTGAGAAGCTGCACGGCACGAACAGCGTCGTTGGCGCGGGTCGAGCGTTTTAGGTGATAGACGAAGAGCTGGACGACGACGAGCTGCTGACCGCTGACGGCCTCGATGCCGCCATCATTGGCGTCGGGTACCGCTGCGGGCAGCAACCTCTCGTCGTCTACTCTGTCGAAAAGGTCATCGACATTCTGCAAGAGGACATGAACATGTCCTACGCAGATGCATCAGAATACTTCTCGTTCAATATCGAGGGCGCCTGGGCAGGACCCTCGACACCCTTGTGGGTGTACGAGAGCGAGGCAGAAACGCTGCTGTCTCGACACTAATTTGACAGGAAACTGTCGGATACCCTGGCACCGCCGGCACCCCGCACCCGCGGCCCGGTACACGTGCCACCGTAAACGAAAGGCGCTGACAAAGGCGTAAAAGCGGCCCCGACAGGGCACCCCGCTGACAACCTGGATCGGCTATCCCGACGCGTTTGCACCCTCAATAACCTGAAGTGAAAGGGGCAATCATGTCTACTTCAATCAATACGTCATTTATTGGCGACTACCAGAAGGACCTTCATCACGTGTTTCAGCGTGAAGGTTCGATGCTGAAAGATACTGTCTTCCTGAAAGACGGCATCGTCGGCAGCACGGCCTACTTCCAGAAGCTCGGAACAGGCACGGCAACGACCAAGTCGCGGCACGGTGAAATCACACCGATGAACGCTTCCCACACCCAGCCGTCTGTCGCTATGGCAGACTTCTACGCTGGCGACTGGGCGGACAGCCTCGATGAGGCCAAGACCAACATCGATGTCCGTATGGCGTATGCCAAGGCCGGCGCGATGGCCCTCGGCCGTAAGGTCGATGACCAGATCACGACGGTCCTGGCCGCAACTCCGCCGTCGACCACCACCTACACGGTGACCTCGTCCGCCCCTACCCAGGCCAGCCCGATCGGCCGGGTC